TTGCCCATTTTCAGCTATAAAATTTACACCAGTAAGGACATTATCTTTGTCGAGATTTAGGGCAAAATCCTTGAAATACGCAATCCCCTCTTCGGTATCACCGAGCTCGGCGATAAATTGGTTTGTTGCTAGTATTAGCGAAGATAAATTTTCATTATCTTTAATTTTAACTCTTAATTCTGTTCTGCTAGGTGAAATAGTATCTATAAAAAATAGATTTTCTAATGTACTATTAATTTTATTTCTATGAAAGTTTACCCTTAAGTCATATTCCCCTCTATTATATCCTAAATCTCTTAATGCTTTATCTGGGTTAAAAATAATTTCACTAAAGTAACCTTCAGGGTTACTTATATCAGGGATTTCATAATCTACAAAGTTATAAATAGAATCTAATAATTTCCCATTCAGATCATAAACGTGTAGTTCAATATAGTCTTCTTCTCGCCCAAATTTACGAGTTAATTTTTGGGATTTAAGAAGGTTTTTATCTTCTGGACGAATTTGTTCTAATATTTCTTTAGATTTTATAATCATATTGCATTAGTTTCAATTTCATTAAGAGCTGTTAGTAACACATCTTTAGCATCTGTTGATGAGTTTAATGTAGCTATTTGATTTCTATATATAGGTAAATATAATTCGCTCTCGTTTAATTCAGAAGATCTGGAAATTAATTCCTTTACTAAATTTGAATTAAAAATAGAATTAAGTAAATCATTTGCGTCACTTATATTATCCGCAGTAAACCCTGATACTGTTACTCCTGTACCTACTACTGTAGTAACGTCTTGGTAACTACCTGCAAAACCTGATGAGACAAATTCTTGTGTAGTTACAGTTTCCATTATTTCCGAGGTGTCAACTCCATTAAGATTATTAATTACATCTCTTTTATCGATTATAAGGGAATTTATAATTTCATCAGAATTTTCATCTGGTAGGATATCTAATATTATATCTCCTGTTATTATGGATTCTATATTGTCTAGAACTTTTTTAACTTTAAGACGTTTACTTTTAGCTTCTCTAAGTAGATTTTGATAATATTTAATTTCTTCTTGAATATCTTTTAATGCAGTTTCTTGTTCTTCAGTAAGAGGGGTATTTTGTCTATTACCTCTGTTATCTGAATTTAAACCACTAGATCTGCTCTCTGTATTTCTGCTTGAATTTCTTGCCATTATCCTCCAATTATACTTTGTTTTTGCACCCTAAGATCTGTTAATTTTTCCTCTAAACTAGTAATATAGTTAACTTTTTCAGAATAATCTTTTTCAAGTTCATTTTTATATCTATCATAATCCCCATCATACTTATCTATATTTAAATTAGCATCTGTAGGATCTAATATAATCCTCATGGATTCTGAATCCGCGAGGAATTCAGAGGGGGTCCATTTATCATTTATATTATTAAAACTTAAACTAGGGCCACTAGGTATACTATCTATAACATTATTAGGGAATCTAGGGACTTTTCTATCATTTTCTCCCACTCCATAGTTAGTTAAAGAGAACAAAGCTGAACGAGCTTCATCATCTCCTGAAAAATCTACCCCTCTTTTATAACCTTGGTCCATATAGAATAGATCAGGAAATATTTCTAAAGGATCGTTTTTGAGACGAGCTACTAAACTTCCATTAGGAAAAAGTGGATGTTCTTTAACTATTTCTACTTCTGCGGAGGGTTGGGAAGCGTCTAATAATTGCCTTTGTAAATCATCTATTAGAGACTGGAGGTTATCTATTTCTTTATCTTTAACATCTTTACCAGGTAATATTAATTGTTGACTTTTCCTAATTAACGCTTTGTGGCTAAGATCTCCTTCTATGGGAATTACTAAAAATAATTCATTATATAAATTAAAAAAATCTTCTACATTAAAGGTTTCTCTTGCACTAAATAATTCAGAAAAATCGGTATCGATTACTTCCTTAAATTTATTACTGCTGTATATATCTTTTTGTATAGGGATATTTTCTTCCATTATCTAATGATTTTAAAATAAAAATTATCGTCATATATGTTTATACCATCATTATTATCGTGTCTAATTAATAGACGGTAATATCTTTCTGGTTGTAAGCCCTGCATATTTAATTTAAAATACATACCTTCACTATCAGCGCTTAATTTAGTAAATTCTGTATCAAAGGGTACTATTACTTCTTTTGAAGTATAGTCTTCAATACTATAATATGATGCTGATGTTAAATAATTTATATTTAAATAATTTGAAGAGGTAGTAAATGTTCGAGTAGGATATTGTTTTCTACTATTAATTCTAAATGTAGGTTCTTCAGTTTGTCTGTAAGTTTCTTTATTATTAGATATATTAAGTTGGATTTTACCACTAGTTAATATATCAGCACCACTAGAAGTAACATAGCTTGAGTCGTCCCATTTAATAGCTAATGTAGGAGAAAAAATAGTATTTGTATCTATTGAAAAGTATTTTAATTCACCCTGAGATGTTAAGTTATTAAAGGCATCATTTTCTCTTTTTATAATAAATCCATTATTAGGAATACCATCAGGGTATCCTTGAGAAGCAAATAAACTAGATGAAAACTTTTGAACTTGGTCAGTAACATTAAAATTTAGATCAAAATCATGAGTAATTTCAATTGATTGAGTTGATTCAAATCCACTACCAGTATACCATAAACCACCAGATACAGGTGTAGTACTGCCTGAAAAACTAGCAGTTGTACCTGTTACTAAATTAGACCAAGAAGTTGCATCAGTACCATTATTTTTATATAACCATGAAGCACCATTACCTACAACACCATTATTATAAGGTCTTTCTAAGTATCTTTGTGTACCATTTTCCCAATCTTCATATAATGGATATAATTCTATAGTTTGGGAGACTGGTAAATTTTGGCTATATTCTGTGGTATATAATTTTAAATTGGCTGAAAAACTCCCTGAAACTTTATCTCTTAAGGTTTCTTTTAACTCAGAATCCTTAAATTTTAAAAGCATTCTAGAAGGATAGTATAAATCATCAGTAGCTCCTTTTTCAGATGCTAAAGATAAAGTTTCAACAATGCCTGTATTTAGGTCTTGCCTATAAGGGTGGGAATATATTGTTGTATCCTTTGAGGGGTATAGAAAGTAATATGCCATAATTAATATTTAGTTATTCTGCCAGTTATATCAGTATTTGGGTATTTTATTTCAAAAATACTAATATCCATAGATGGGTATAAAACATTATTTATAAGAGCTGAATCAAAATCGTATGAATATTGAGAATATCCTAATGCAGATCCTGCTTTATTTACTAATTTAACATGTTCTACATTTTGGACTCCCTTCACAGCACCTATTACATTATATACTTCATTTAAAACTATAGGTTGGTTAATTTGCCAATTATCTATGTTAAAATATTCTTTTAATGCTTGGATACATTCTAAAAGTACTTGATTATTACTAAACTGTTTGAATGAAACTATTTCAAATTCTACACCAAAATTAATTACAAATGCATTTTTAATATTAATAGCATCTGTTAGCATTCTGTATTCTTCGAGATATGTTATAAGGTTCTGGCGTGTAGCAGCATTAGGGTTGGTTAAATTTTTATTACCATCATACGCTAAAGTATATAAATTTAGTCCATTAGGATTAGAAATACGAGCACTACTATCTGCAGTAATTTGGTCATCTTTTATAATATACGCTTTAGCTATTTTACCAAATTTGGGAGGCATAGATAAAGTACGAATAATATAATCCTCTTTTGATACTGTGCGGAGTTGGGCTCCTGATTGTGCTGTGGAATTTAAACGTATATCTTCAATAGTATCTCCAGGCCCTCCACCAGTTGCAGGGGTAGTATTATATACTTGTAGTGAATCAACTACAGTGTTATATACGCTTAAATCGCTAGGATTAGTATTTTTAGATAATGTTGCAGTACCTAATTTAGTAATAGCACCTAAGGGAACATTTGACCCAACCCCACCCCCTATAAGATAGTTTACCGTTAGTGTAGTATTTGAGGGGACTTCACCATACGCTTTTGACATTAGGAAATTTGAAGGATCATAAGCCAAATCTAGCTTAGATTGTCCGTCTTTTACTCCTAACCCTATATTATCGGGATTTGGGAGAATTTCAACATCATCATCTCCACTAGAACCAGCACCAAATTGTAATTGTAATATATTATTAGATGTAAATCTAGTTACAAATCTTTTAGGTATTTTTTTAAGCCTTAAAAGATAAGGGGTATCATTAGAATATTGGTTTAAATTAGAGTTATTAGATGCTACATTTAAAACATCTTCAAATATTGTTTCTTGAGCTAAATATGGAACTTCATAATAAATATTTCCATCACTATCAGTTACTGATTCTATTCCTATGATATTATCATCTGGGATTTCTAATGTAAGGAATTTTTCGGGAGAATTTATAGTAAATGTAGAAGTTTTAATAGCAGCACTAGTTACTTTACCCTTTTTCTTTATAAGATAAAAATCAGGATCAGCACCTCCTGCTTGAGGGGTACCATCAAATTTATAAACTGAAACTTCAGTAGGATCTAAAGAGTTACTTACTTGAAAGTTAACATCTTCTGAGAGAAGAAAATCTATAGGTGATGCTTGTGATGTAGAAAAAGTAGAATTCTTTTTTAATGTAGGGGCATAATTCCAATCAGGTAAATAATTAGGGTTACCTGTACTAGGGATTGTAATATATAAATCAACTTCAGTGGTAGAGGGGTTTGATATAACTGGTTTATATCCTAAATTATAAGCTAATGCTAGTAAATTAGATTTTTCTCTAGCGGATTCTATAAAAGTTTCTTGAATTTGGGTATCAGTATAATATGATAGAACATCACCTACATAAGAGGCGAGTTCTAAAAATATCATGCCTGGATTACTTTCAGAAAAATCATTAAAATTATCTGGAAAATAGTTCTTACTAAAATCTATTAAATCTTGTTTTAATTGATTATAGTTTCTATTTAAGTACTTTATATTTTTCTTATTAGTACCTGATGTATTATTTACTTTAGAGTATGCCATTTATTATAATATTAAAGATATTTCATTAGTATCATTATCTAATAAAATTCTATATTCTACTTTTATGTTAAGAATTTTATCTTCAGGCGTAACTTTCAAATTAGTCATTTGAATTTGGGGTAAATGAAATTGTATATTTTGATCGATTCTAGCTTTTAGATTAGATATCCTTTGATTAGTTTCAATATTTTGGTCAAAAATAATATCTCTTAAACCCACACCATATGAGGGTTCGTGATATCGTTCACCAGGGGATGTTAAAAGAAGATTAATAAGATTAGATTTTATTTGATCCTTTGTTGTGTAATTAAATTGAAATACACCTTTTTTAGTAAAGGGAACCCTAACCCCGATAGCTTTACGCGTATCTAGATCAAGTGGATCAATTCTATATCCTATTTTTTTCCTTATAGCCATTAGGGTCTAAATTCTTTTTTCTTTTCAATAGCATTCATTATTGGGGTCCAATTTTTATTTACAAATTGGTTTACAGGATCGTTATCATTAAATACTTGTTCGGGTGAGGGAGAATGAGCAGTTTCAGATAAAAGTGAATTAAGAGTATTATCACCTGTATTGAAGTTAGGTGGGGGCATTTGTTCTCTTAATTTGGCTCTAAAATCTTCAACATCCTCAATAGGCATCTCACCTGTTTCAGTTGTTTCTTTAACTACTAATTTAGTTTTTTTCAAGTCTTTTTTTAACTTATCCATTTCGCGTTTTAAGGCATAGTCAATTTCTTCACGCACAACTTTTCTAATAATTTTCTCAAATTGTTGTATCTTCATTGTTATTAGTTTTTAATAAATATATTATCTTCTGACTATTCGATACCCAGTGAAACCATTTTCAACTAAGTATTCAATAAATCGTTCTTTATTTGAATTTTCCAGGTTATTTAATATTTCTTCTGGCTCAAATTGGTTAGCTAATGTATTGACTAAATCTTCAGTAGTAACATCAACACCAGTACCATTAGGACCATCTACACCTCCCCCTGTGGAAGGATTTTGGGCCATTGATAATTCTAATTCTTTAAGTTTATCAATTAGGACGGAATCTAAATAAAAACATCTAGCTCGTATTTTTGTAAGAAGTTCTTGTAATTTATTCCTTAATGGTAATAAAGTATTCTGTATACTATTGACTTCTTCCAATACAGGTTCGGAAATGGATTTAGCTACTTTAGCTAAAGCATCTATTTCTTTGATTTTAGACTTTACATATTTTAAAGCATCTCCTGCTCTTACAGTAATAGTACCATTAGCTACGGGGAAT